CATTGGTTTAGGTAAATCTTGAAGTGCATCCATACTTAGATTCATAAGATTCGCATCTATTCTTTCTGCGATTCTTTCCTCTGCCATTTCTAGTGTAATGTAAAGAACATTTCGTCCTTGATTTATGCAGTTTGCAGCCATGTGACACATGAACAAAGATTTACCGACACCAGTTCCAGCAAGTGCAATGTTTAATGTTTTTTGTGGGAGTCCACCTTTTGTAATTTTATTGAAATATTCTAAGTCAAATGGAATACGTTCTTCTTTACGATGTAAGTATTCAAATCTATCTGACGCATCCTCTATATAATCATGACCAACTCTATTATCAAAAGAAACAGATAATGCATCTGTCAAAAGACTTGGAAGTGCATCAGGTTTACGTGTGGAATCTCTACCTTCAATAATAGAGATTCCGTCCACGACGGCATTATAGATTGCCCTATCTTTACAGAATGTTTCGGTAGTATCAGTTAACCACTCTATATCAACTGCATCATCTGTAAAGTTGCTAACAATATTTGTTATGTCTTTATATTGTTGTTCAGTTAAATCTTTTCGGTTATCAAGTTCAACTTCCAAAGATGTTTTTGTTGGAAGTTTTGAATACTTTAACGCAAAAGAACTTATCTCTTTGAATACGATTCTTTGATTTCTATCTTGAAAGTATTCTTCTTTTAAAAATGGTAAAACTTTTCTAGCATATTCTTCATTTGCTACTAAGTTTTCTAGTATCGTTAGTGTTATATTTTTCATCAAGTATATCCATTAGTATATCACCTATTAAATTAAAAAAATTATCGCCAAACTTTTCTCTAGGTATTGCATTGTTTTCTATAATATCATATTCAAATTGCATTGTCAATTTATCATCTTTTTCTATTGGTGTGACTTTACCATATTTATAAATTACACCAGCAAACTCTCCCTCGTTGATCCCTATGCAAGTTTGATCTGGGTAGTTTGCTGATTCGATATAACTGAATTTCTTTTTTGTCAAGTGACTAATCCACTTACAACTTCAGTATATGCTTTGTTTATATTTTGATTTGATGGTGTGACTAATATAATACCACCACTTCTAAAAATTATTGATTTAGGATTTTCCTCACCTGTCATACAAACACCTCTTGCAAAACCCATGTTTCCTTCTTTAGTGCTAACCATCATTTTTGGATTACTTAGATGTACGCCTGTATCATCATTTTTTTCTAGTCTTCCAACAAATTCACCATGTGGCGTTAAAACAGATACTAAATCACCTTGTTTCATTTCACTCATTGTTGCCTCCATATGAGTATTCTTTCATTGCCGCTTCTTCTAGTTTTTCCATAACTTCATCTGTGAAGTATGACTGTGGATCATCATTTATAGTTTTACCAAATACTTTTCGACCATCTGGTAATTCAAACTTCGTAGATACTTTTTTAAATATATCATATTTTTCAGCAAGTTGAAGTAATCCATAATATTTGTCAAGTCCTTTATTGTATGTTAATCTAACTTCACAATCTGAGTTTTCTTTTGTTAGTCTAGACTTTTGATTTTTTGCTTTGATAATATTACCAATAACTTCAGTTCCGTCTTTTTCTTTTTTCTTACTTAGATAAACAATACTACTTGCGGCATATTTAAGTCCACTACCACCACCCATTTCTTTCATTGGAATATATGATCCAACAACATCATAAGTATGATTAGTGACGACCATAGGAACTTTTGCTTTTCCTAATTTAAGTGTAAGTATTCTAAATGCAGCCTTTAGAACTTGAGCTCTTGTCATATCTCTTGTTTCTTTTCCCTCTGCTGTATCTTCAACTTCTTTAGTTGTAGATAACATACCTAGAGAATCAAGACACATAAACATTGGTCTTCTAATATCAACGTCTTGTTGCATGTATCTATCAAGAACTTTTATTGCCTGTGTTCTAAACTCTTGTACAGTTGAAACAGGTAAGACTACCATTCTTGATGCATCAATACCTCTATCAACGATCATTTTTTTAGTTACTGCTGATTCTGACTCAAAGTAAACAATACCACCATCTGGGTTTGCATCTAAAAAGTGTTTACACATTCCCATAAGAAAAAATGTTTTACCTGTTGCAGATTCACCTGCAAGTGCTGTTATTTTATTCTGTGGAAGTCCACCATAGAGTGAACCACTTAACATTCCATTTAAAATATAAGAACCTGTGTCGATAAAGTTTTCAACATCACCTGATTCAACTCCGTCTTCCACTAGATTAGCATATTCATTGCCAGTTGTTTTAATTATATCTTTAAGAAAATCGTTTGTCATTTTATTGCTATTGCTCCTATAAAATTGTGATTACGCCAAAACACTTGTACGTCTATGAAACCTGCTTTTTCTAAATGATCTTTCAATTCTGGCCATGTGTTAGGTTTCAACATGTGTCTTAGTGTCTTTTCTTTATCAAGAATATCTTTGTCATCAAAGTGTTCTCTTTTGTGATCATAGTACATGAAAGTCATCATGTCTTGAATATGTGCATTCTCAGAAAAGACTTTTTCAGAAAATACAAATGCACCACCAGGTATTAAACTATGATATATTTCTCTTAACAAATCTGCTCTGTCTTTTTTTGGCATAAATTGTAAAGTAAAAATTGATGTAACAAAAGAGTTAACTTCTGGTCGCCATCTGTATTCTCTAATGTCTTTTTGTAGAAAACTAACTAAATTATCCATATCGGGAAACATCGAATTTAATTCTCTTAGTCTTTTATCTAAGTCTTCCTTAAATCCTTCAGCATACTCAACACCCTCATAACAAACAAATGGTTTGTGTTTTACATTTTCTTGCATAATTCGTTTTGTTAGTTTTCCTGTAGAACAACCTATGTCTAAGACTGTGGTGTGTTCTTCAACGAAGTATCTTGAAAAAGAAACTACATCGTTGAGTAAATCTCTATAACCTCGAATAGATTGATCAATATGATTGTCAAATCCTTCTTCTCTATGTGCAAAAGTAAAATCGTTCATTATATATTCCTTAATACATTATTGTACATGGATTCTGCAAGTGCTTTCATCATTAATGATGGCACCATACGTCCACATCGTTCTGCTCTTTGTGCCCATTTTCCTGTTAACTTAAAATCATCAGGTAATGATGTCACTCTTTTTAATTCACCTAAAGTAAATTTTCTGTCTTCTTCCCAATGACACACTCCAGCAGTTTTTTCTGTAGCACCCATTGCTGTAATTGTTGGTGAAGGTTGAAACTCAGATGCAATCTTTAAATTAAAATGCCATCCTTTTGGATGATAGTCTGTTCCTGTAATTACTTTATCTGGGTTTCTTGGCATTAATACGCATGTTTGTTTATAGTATGCTGTCTCTTTCCATTTTGTAGTAAGCATTTCAACTTCATCTTGATCATAATCTAAATCATCAAATGCACCTTGTAAAGTAGTAATTGTTTTATTTTCTTTTGGAAATATTGATGATAGAGTCATAAAATTCAAACCAACTTGATCCATAATGTCATCTCTAACTGCCATAAAGAAAACTCTTCGTCTTCTTTGTGGAACTCCAAACTGTGAACAATCATGTACTTTTGCAACTACTTGATATCCAATATCCTCAAATGTATTTTGTATTTTATTAAAATATTGTTTTGCTTCTCCAACTGTAAGACCTTCAACATTCTCTGCGATGATAGTCTTTGGTCTAATCTTATCTGCGACTCTTAAAAATTCAAAGAATAAGTCTTCAATATTCGTAACTATCTTTCCGTCTGAGTAAGATTTAGTTTTACCAAATCCGTCACTATGAACTGTTCCTTCTCTTGCCAATGTTCCACACATACTAAATGCTGAACATGGAGGCGATCCGTCTAATAATTCAAGTTCACCTTCTTTTATATTTGCAATCTCTAAAAAATCTTTTCCCTCTAGTTCTTTGATATCACCATCAAGAATAGGTGTGTTTGGATAATTATCTCTGTAAGTATTTCTTGCTTCTTCAACAAACTCATTTATTGCAAGTATTTTTCCACCTGCAAGACGATAACCTGTAGAACTTCCACCACCACCTGCGAAAGTAGATATAACACGAAACTTTTCTTGTGCCTCTCCGTCTAATACGTCTTTCATTAAGTAGGGTTTGTATTTCATATAAAGTTTTCCAAAGTGCCTTTACTGTCAACTATTTTTGACCAGTCACGACACACATCCATAATTCTTTTCCTATCATATATGTTTATCTCTTTATTGTCAAGAAGATTCTCAAATATAGTTGGTATTTCTGCCACAAGTTGTAAATTAAGATGTTTTTTAAGTTTAAGTTCATCAAACTCATGAAAATGTTGTCTGATTAAATGTTTTTCATATGGTTTATTAATCTGATCCCAATCAAACTGTATAAAATAATTAAATACATCTT